CATCAAAATCTAAAGCAGTTTGTCTTTGTAAGAAAAGCATGTTTTCTTCAATAGCACCTTGCTTGTCTAAGTTTTTAAGGATTTCATCAAAGTCACCCATTGCACCAGAACCTGGAGCAGCAGCACCTGAAAAACCTTGGTAAACATTACCTCTTGCTTCAATAGCAGCAAAAAGACCTTGAGTACCTTTTAAATTAGAACCTTGAGCAAAAGATCCAGGAACTACAACGTGTCCAGCTAATTCGCCTTCAACCATAGCCATTTCCATATAATCTTCAAATCTTAGTCTAGTTTCAGACTCAGCTTTTAAATACCAAAGGTATCCAGATGTTCCATCTTCAGTAGCAACTTCTACCCAACCAATTTGAGCAGCATCAGAACCGTTAACTTGGTACTTGTCTCTAATAATGATTGGAGAGTTGTTGTACTCTTGAAAACCTGGCTCAATTGATCCTAAAGCAGCATCAGTTGATCCTTTTTCCCATTCAGAACCATACACGAATAAAGCAACTGAATTAGCAGCAAGTAACGCTTGAACGTTAGCTGGAAAAGCAGCAGCAGCATAAGGTACACATACTATACTAGCAACAGTTGCTGGAGCAGCAGGTTGAGTAACTGTAGTAACTAATGCTTTAGCTGTAATTAAACCAGTAGCGTTATCAGATAACATTATAGTTTGATTAACTTTAATAGCACAAGTATTATTACCTCTACCAGGTGTAATTGGATTAGCATTAGCTAATTCAATGTCAATAGTAGTACCAGGAGCACCTGCGTTCATGTTACATTCGTTGTAAGCAACGTGTAATCTATTTTGTTCAGACCAAATTACTTGATCAGATGTCATTGGCATTTCAGCGCCAACCATTCTTAAGAAACCTGATAATGTTCTATTACCATATCTCTCTACTTCAGCTTCATACAGCTCAGGCAGATATTGTTGTGCCCAATCAGCTGTACCATCAGCAAAGTTTAAGTAATTATTACTTAAAGCTTGCCTTTTTTGAGCTGGAATTAAACTTGCGGGAAAACTCCCACTTGTTGTGAAACTCATAATTTTTAATTTTTAGTTAAGTTGTTTTTCTTTTTTTAATTTTTAACTTAGAACTATCTACACCATTTACCGCTTTAACTTTTAATCCATTAATAAATATATCTCCTGGAGCTTTTCGAGCTTCATTACTTATATTTTTAGATTTAGCAGTTACATCTTTAATTGCATCGGCTTTGCCTTGCTCATAAAAATGCATTGCTATATTATCCGCATTAGCGCCGGCATATAGAGCTTTATGATACCCTTGTAAATCTCTTACTGTACCATCCTTGTTTAAGAACTTCTTAACAAAATTGGCAAGTGCAGATTGATTCTCAACTACACTATCGACGTTATTAACATTATACTTAAATTGTTTTTCACCTACATTGAAATCAAAACCTTTGAAATCGGTAAAATAACTTTGAGTATCTTTTTTAAATTTATCGTAGCGTTTTTGTATTTCGCCCTGTTCTTTGTTATATCTATTGAAAAAATCCGTAGCTTTTTGTTGGTCTTGAGTAACGCCCGGTCTCAACTTGATCTCGTCGTAATACTTCTTTTTCGTTTCCTCTAAAAAAGTTTTGGCTTTTGCAATTTCTTCTTTGTAAGCGAGTTTTTTTCTTCTTACATCTCGCTCTTCATCCATATCTTCATCATAAGAAAAATTATCTTCCATTAGGAATTTAACTTCTTCTGGATCAAGATGTGGTCTAGTTTTTTTATAATATTCGTTTAGTAAAATGTCATCTTTAATATTAGAGTAATCAGCATTTAATCTAACATAATCTTCAATATTACCACCTGTTTCTTTCATGAAACTAACTAGTTTTTCTACGTTTTCTGGTAGTTCCAGTTCTGGTTTAGATTCTAGTTCTTCTTTTATATCGCTAATAACAGCTGGCTCAATAGGTGATTCAACAGTATTAACAATTACTTCTTCAATCGTGGGTTTTTCTTCTGTAGTTTCTGTGGTAGTTGTGTCTTCAATTGGTATTTGTCCCACTTCTTGCAGTTCCACTTTTGGTTCTTCTTTCTTCTCATCAGACTGTAACACAACTTTCTCTGTGCTTGACTCTTGAACGGCATCTTCTTTAGTTTTACTTAAATCTAACTTAGTAGTTTCCTCCTCTGGTTTCTTACTTAAATCAACCTTTATTGGTTCTTCTTGTTTCTTGTTAGCAAGTTTTTTAGGTTTCTTTTTTATTTTAAACTCTCCTTGCTCCAATTCTCCATTTGGAGTTTCTTTTATTTCTTCTTTTGACATAATATAATATAATAATTAATAATTGTTTATTCTGAAACTACTTCTACTTCTTCAGTTGCCATACCTGCGGGAGGTTCCATAGGTTGTTTAGCACCACCTGTATTTTCCATAGAGTTACTTTCAAAATCTGTTGGTAATAAACCATTATTACGTTGGTCTATCATTTTACTTTGTTGAGTACCTACTATACGTACTCTTTCATCTTTTCTATTTTCTATTTCAGCTTCTTTTTGAGTTTTAGATTTAACTTCCATTTGCTTTAGCTGCATATCATATCCAAATCTTTCAGCCATTATTTCTTTTTCTAATTGATTAGCAGTTTGCATACGTTGTATCTCAAATTGAGATTTAGCCTGCTCAAATTGAATGTTAGTTTCATTTAAAGCTTGATTTTTTTGAACTTCAGCCATTGCAGCTTTTTCAGCAGATTCTGCATTAGCTTGAGCTTGTGCTTGTATCATAGCTTGTTGCTGTGCTTGTTCAGCTTGCTGCTTTTCTTTACGTCTCTTTTTCAATAACTCATTAGCGAGTTTTAAGTTATTAATATTTCTAATATCAATAGCATCTTCTAAGTCAATTCCACCTTGTTGTAAAGCCATTTGTATATTTTGCTCTAACATCGCTTTTTCTTCTTCATCTGGTTCTAAATTTATAAATATACCAAAATCGTGGATATTCAACTTAGATAGTTCATCTAAAGTATGTATGTTATAATTAGATATACTATTTTGCAAAGACATTCTAGTTAATGGAAACATTAAAGCATCTGCTGCCCTTAATGATATATTCTCACAGGTTTTTAATGTTAAAAATAAACTACCTTGAAGTATGTGTCTAGTAGCTGTATTAGAGTTAGCAGCAGCAAGTTTTTGTAATCCAACTAGTGAATCTGGATCAGGAGAACTAGCATCTCTAGCTTCATTTAACCCGGTCACATCTCTTATCATTTGTAAGTAATATTGATAAGTTTGAATTAAAGCTTGCATCTTAGCTCCACCTGAAGAAGATTGAAGTTCTTGTATAGGAACTTTACCAGGATTCATATCTCCATCTTGAGTCATAGATCGTCCTACGATACTACCAGTTTGGAAATACATATTTAACGCTTCTGCTGGATTGTAATTAGTACCATTACCTAAGTCTACCTCAGCTAAACCATCCATATCTAAATACACACCATCTGGAACCATTCTAGAAATAACCTGTTGCAACTTTAATGACGTGAGTTGAATCATATCGGCGAAACCAGTTATCCTGCTTACTAAAGACTCAATTCTTCCGCGATACATTCTAGGAGCAACTAAACTATAAGTCATATTTACTTTAACGCTGTCAGATTCTGGTCGAGTCATATTTTCAGCAACTTCCCACTTTAACATATCTTCAAAGCCTAGTATTTTAGCGCCACTATACAAAACCTCTATAGATCTAAAAGCTTTTTTCCAGTTGTCTCCTTCTGGAGCTTCTAAAAAAGTATCTTGTTTTTCTATAACTTTTTCTAATCCTACGTTACTTTCCTTAATTTTAAAAACTTGATTAGTGTAAGTTTTCCATTCAAAATATAACACCTGGACTGTTTGATTATCTCTTCTACCATTCCATCCTCTAGTAAATTCTTGAGCACCTTGGTATTTTTGTATTTTAGATAATTGATCTGGAGTAAGATCGGGAAACTCTTTTTTTAATTCTGGTAAACTAATATTTTTAACTTCACCAACATAATATAAATCTTCAAAATTTGGATCATCAGTATAGGACCACACCATATTAGCAGGATCTACATAATCAATAGTAATACCTTCTGATCTATTAAAAGTAGTTTTAGTAGCAGCAATACCTAAAACAGTTAAATCATAATTTAATCTTTTTCTAACTAAGTGATATTTATTTTTATCAAGTATTTGATTGATTAATTCTTCTTCTGCTATTTCAATAGATTGTTTGTAGTTCAACTGCATGTGAGTACCTAACTCATCTATTGATTTTGGAGCATCTTTAGTATCTTTACTTTTTCTTATATCAATACCAAATGTTTCTTGAACAGCTTCGTTGTATCTAGCAGTTTCTATATCGTCAATAATATTTTGAGCATACTGTGTTCTCTTTCGCATTGACTCTGGATCTTGAGCAAAAGTTTTTACCTCGTAACTTCTTTGTGATATACCATTTACAACAATGTCCACGAATTTAGGAATAATAGGTACTGGTTTCCAGTCTAAATTAAGATAAGATAAATCTCCATTTATAGACAATTCATCTTTATATTTTTGTACTGATTGTTCTCCTCTAGCGTATAATCTTCTATTATGAAATTGATTATAATTGCTTTGAAAACGATAACCACCGCCTCTGTAATTTGAAAACCATTCTCCTTCAATAGCTCTTCCTACAGCTAGACCATATTTCCAAGTTGCTTTCTCTGCTTCAGGTACGACCTGATCAGGAAAAGTACTATTCATGTTAGTGTAAATTTGCATTTATCTTATTATTTTTGACGTTGATCCTTCATTGTTATACTTTTTAAATCCTAAACGAACAGGATCTTTAATTCTATGCGGTATAGGTCTATACCTATTTTTGTTACAAGCCATTATAGCTAGTCCAGAACTAATTGAAGCATCGTGTTTAGTTCTTTGATTTATATTAAATTTAGCCCAATCTTCTAATGTTCTTTGAAAATACATATCTCCATATCCTTCTTGTAGTAATCCTACATAATCTTCTATATAACTTTCAATCGCTGCTGCATGAGATTGTTTAATATCTTCACTAGAGTTAGGTATACCACCAATTTCTTTTTCTGCTGTAGATAGTTTATTCCAAATTTTATCAGGACGATTCATTGAAAAGCCTCTATAACCTCTACGCTTTAAGTAATACAACAATCTTGGTTTATTGTTTTCACATAAAATAGGCATTCCATAAAATACTAATGCCATAAGAACATCTTCGAAAAATATTTCTGCTGTCTGTGGTCTTGCTATATATTCTAAAAAGAAATGATTTGGTGGAACATGTTCCATAGAAAACTTTGTCAAACCATGTAATGCTCCATTAGAACCTTTACCATCTACTGTTCCTGAGATATCATAACTATCACATCCAAACGCCCCAACATGGTCATTACCAGGATGCTTTACTCCATTTTTTATAATCACATTGTTTTGGAGATTTTTATCTGGTATCCAACTAATTCTAAATCTACCATCTTTTTTAGGATAAAATATAACTTTAGTATCTTTTACTCCTCTTTCCCATTGAAATGTTCCTGTTGTAACACTTGCCTTATTATTTAACTCATCGTTATAATCTATTTGCTCATAGATTTTTACTAGATTAAATAGACTCTGTTTAGTTTCATCTCTGAAAGCATGCGCTTCAGTTCTTGGAAATTGCCTATAATACTCGTTTAAACTGTCTTGATCAGATTTTAAACCATCTACTTCATTTTCCCAGTGTTCGATGACTCCGATTGTAATTGGGAGACCGTCGACTGCAATCGTTTTATTTTTTGGCGTAAGAAAGACAGGTGATCCAAAAGAATCCATGAATCCTTCGTAATTCCATTCCATAGGGATGAATAAAGAATAGAGTCCCGAACTTGTTTGTCCATTTCTATTTCTTTGAGT